GGTGAGGTCACAGCTGAGGCAGGGTAGTAGTGGTGCTGGTGCCATTGTGTGTCAGGGGTCACGCGCGCGAGGCATACCCCCCCCCAAAGTTTTGTTTTATTTTTTTTGATCATGTTGTGTAGCGTTAGTGACCCAGTAGTGACCCAGTGTTGCTAAGTGATTGATATTATTATTGTAGGTGACGGGGTTAATCCCCGTTGCCCTCGTATTTCCTACGGCGGCACCCCCACCCCCCCGAGAGTCGGCCGCCCTCTCTATACACGTAAATAACCCCAGACAAGACACTGTCATCCATGCACATCGAAATACCATACTCACCTAGACCATTGCAGCAATCACTGCACAACGAGCTAGCCCAGAAGCGCTGGGGTGTTGTTGTATGTCATAGACGCTTTGGTAAGACGGTGATGGCTATTAATCATTTGCTTAGGGATGCTGTATTAAACACAAAGCCTAATCCCAGGTATTCATATATAGCGCCTACCTATCGCCAGGCTAAGGCGGTAGCTTGGGATTATCTAAAGCAGTTTGCTGGTGCGATACCGATGGTACGCTTTCATGAGACTGAATTGAGAGCTGATCTACCTAATGGTGCGAGGATCCAGTTATTGGGTGCTGAGAACCCTGATAGTTTACGTGGTATTTATCAGGATGGTACTTGTCTTGATGAAATGGCTGACATGCCTGAGAGTTTGTTTCCTGAGATTATTCGGCCAGCGTTGAGTGATCGTAAGGGTTGGGCATTGTTTATTGGTACGCCCAGGGGTCATAATTCGTTCTTTGATTTATATGCGGCTGCTGAGGGCCAGGATGACTGGCACACGGCTTTGTATAAGGCGAGTGATACGGGGATATTAGATAAGGAAGAATTAGATGCTGCACAGTCGATGATGACGGCTGATCAGTATGCTCAGGAATATGAGTGTAGTTGGGTAGCGAATGTACCAGGTGCTGTATTTGGTAAAGAGCTACAGGATTTACAGGAAAAGGGCCGCATCTGTTCAGTTCCCTATGATCCATCTGTGAAGGTGGATACGTTTTGGGATCTGGGTGTTGGTGATAGTACGGTTATATGGTTTGTGCAGCAAGTGGGCCGTGCTGTTCATATCATTGATTTTTATGAAAATAGGGGTGAGGGTCTGCCGCATTATGCGAAGGTGTTACAACAAAAAGAATATTTATATGGCATTCATAATGCGCCGCACGATATTGAGGTACGCGAATTAAGTACAGGCAAGAGCCGCCGCGAAACGGCGTATGATCTTGGAATAAATTTTAGAGTAGTGCCAAAGCTACCATTAGAGGACGGTATACATGCTGCAAAGATGTTACTGCCCAGGTGTTGGTTTGATGCGGATTTGTGCAAGCCAGGACTAGAAGCGCTTAGACAATATCATCGAGCGTATAACGAAAGACTGCGAAGTTTTAGAAACACACCAGTTCATGATTGGTCATCTCATAGTGCTGATGCATTTCGGTATTTAGCTGTGGGGTTGAAGGAAAGTCGTATGTTTGACGGACGCCCACCGCCTTTGAGGGCTGACATGAATTATAATCCATTAGGAGTATATTGATGGGATTTTTAAGAAGAAAAAGCAAACCAGCTCCACCTCCCCCAGCACCTCCAGCTCCAGCTATACAACCCCCAGCTGCGACTAAAAAGGGTGCCCAGGGTGAAAAAGGTGGCGATAAGACGGCCACAGCTACAGTTAAGACTGCGCCAACAATACAGACAACAGCGCGTGGCATAACATCGGACGCGCCATTGCAGTACGCAAGTCTGATGGGTCAGACCAGAAGAAATAACGGTATGATGCAGTAATGGCTGACGATCAAGCTATTGAAATTTTATCGCGTCTTTCGTCGCTAAAAACGCAACGGACCACCTGGGAAAGTCACTGGCAAGAAGTAGCTGACTTTGTGGTTCCGCGAAAAGCTGATGTGACTAAAAACCGTTCGCCTGGTGATAAGCGTTCTGAGATGGTTTTTGATGGTACGGCGATACACGCAGCTGAACTGCTGAGTGCGTCATTGCACGGAATGCTTACCAGTGCGGCCACCAGTTGGTTTTCTTTGCGATATAGAAGCGAGGATCTCAATAGCGATGATGAGGCTATGGAGTGGTTACAAGGCGTCGAAGACGTTATGTATAAAGCTTTCAGTCGATCAAATTTTCAAGAGCAGATCCACGAACTGTATCATGATTTAATAACGTTTGGCACCGCTGTGATGTTTATTGATAGCGATGATGAACAGCAATTACGGTTTAGTACGCGCCACATTAAGGAATGTTATTTATCAGAAGACGATAAAGGCCGCGTTGATACTATTTTTCGTGAATTCAAAATGCCTACACGGGCCGCACTTAAACGCTTCGGTGAAGAAAAATTAAGTTCTAAAATTTTAGAACGTGGCAAGAAAAACCCATACGAACAGGTCAAATTAGTTCATGCGGTGTTCGAACGTCATGAGCGTGACACATTAAAGCTGACATCTGAAAATAAACCATTTGCTTCTATTTATATCGAGCCCGAAGAAAAAATCATATTGAGCGAAAAGGGTTTTGATGAAAATCCGTATACTTGCCCAAGATTTTTGAAAAGCTCATTTGAGATCGGCTATGGCAGATCCCCATCAATGACGGCGCTGCCTGATATCAAAATGCTCAATCGTATGTCGGAAGTCACCATTCGAGCGGCACAAAAGCAAGTTGATCCACCATTGCTGGTGCCTGATGATGGGTATTTATTACCACCGCGCACCATACCAGGTGGTCTAAATTATTACCGAGCTGGCACGAGAGATAGAATAGAACCGCTTAATATTGGTGCTAATAACCCTCTAGGGTTGAATATGGAAGAACAACGACGCGGAGCAATACGGGCTGCGTTCTATGTTGATCAGCTTATTTTGGGCGAGGGGCCGCAAATGACCGCCACAGAGGTGGTTCAAAGGACCGAAGAAAAAATGAGGCTGTTGGGTCCAGTGCTAGGTAGGCTCCAAGCAGAATTATTACAGCCACTAATCACAAGAGTGTATGCGCTGCTTTCAAAGCAAAAAGCTTTCGCGCCAGCGCCAGAGTTTATGCAAAATCAAGATTTAGAAATAGAATACGTCAGCCCACTGGCAAAAGCACAGCGCCAGGGTGATATTCAAAATATGACCAGGTTGTTAGAACTTATGCAGCCGATTATGCAGCTATCGCCTGATACAATGGATCACATCGATGCAGATGGCGTGGCCAAGCATCTTATTAAGATATTGGGTGTACCAGCAACAGCGGTACGTGGTGGTCAAGAAATAGCATTGATGCGTGAGCAAAGAGCTGAAGCACAAGCGCAAATGGCAGAACAGCAAGAATTGATGCAGTCAGCTGAGGCGGCTGGTAATGCTGCACCAATGCTGCGCGCAATCCAGGCACAAGATCAATGACGCCTGAAGATCTAGCCACACTTTATAAAACGCTGTTTGCCACAACAGATGGGCAGCGCGTTATTGAGGATCTCGAACACAGATTTCATATACATGGGTCTACCTTTGGTAATGACCCAAACGAAACAGCCTATCGTGAAGGGCAGCGCACGGTAGTGCTATTTATAAAAGCAATGCTGCTGGAAACAAAAACAATACAGGAAACCTAAATCATGAGTGAAGAACAGGTAGCGGAGGTCTCGCAAGAGGTAACCCCGTCTGTCGCTGATACAGGAGATTGGCGCTCGCAGATCCCAGAAGACATTGCTGGGCATAAATCATTAGAACATATACAAGATGTCGGCTCTTTGGCTAAGTCTTACGTCAGTGCACAGTCTATGATTGGTGCAGATAAAATTGCTATACCAGGTAAGTATGCAACGGATGACGATTGGGCAGAAGTTGACATGCGATTAGGTCGGCCAGAAACGCCCGACGGTTACAATTTGGAAAACAAATTACCCGAAGGTATTGAGGCAGATGACCAAATGTTATCGCAGTTTTCAGAAATGGCGCACAAAGTTGGTCTTAGACCTAATCAAGCGCAGTCACTTCTGGACTGGTACAATACAACAGTCGGTGAAACGACACAGTTTCAAGAAGCAGAATACGAGGCCGCACAGCAAAGCATTGAGAAAGATCTACAGCGCGAGTTTGGCCCAGCATATCAAGATAGTTTAGATAACGCCGTTGGTATAACTGCTCAGTTTGGTTCTGAGGAAATGACCGAAATTATGTTAGCCGATGGTACCAGGCTAGGCGATAATCCAGATTTTATTAAAATGAATGTTGGCATTGCTAACTTCATAAGTGAACGCATAGGTGAAGATACGTTAGAGGGCGTGAAAACAAGCGGTCAAATGACCACTGGTGACATACAAGCTCAAATTAACGAGATCGATGCAAATCCAGCCTATATGCAAAAAGGGCATCCTCAACAGCCGTTCTTAGTATCAGAGCGATTGAGGCTGCAAGAAATGCTTAACAACGCAATCGGATAAGCACACTGCCCCGAAGCAACGTTAGCTAAACCAGGGATAAGCTTTACGCCCCCAACAACCCAAACCATACATCGTCCGATTTTCGGGTAGCGATACATTTTGTCAACGCAACGTGAAAGGAACTCAAAATGAGTACACAAGTCACCACAGCGTTTTCACAACAGTTTTCTTCGAACGTTACGCTGCTATCGCAGCAAATGGGTTCTATTCTGCGCGCAGGCGTAGATGAAGAAAGCGTCACTGGCGAAAAAGCATTCTTTGATCAAGTCGGTGCCGCAGCTGCTGTAAAACGCACGTCAAGACATGGAGATACACCATTAGTCGAGACACCCCATAGCAGGCGTCAAGTCACAATGGAAACATATGAATGGTCAGATCTTATCGATGATGCGGATAAAGTCCGTATGTTGATCGATCCAACTTCAACATATGCAAGAGCAGCTGCTGCTGCGATTGGTCGTTCTATTGATGACGAAATCATCTCTGCTGCAACAGGTACTGCAAAAACAGGTAAGTCTGGTGGAACATCCACAACTTTACCAGCTGGCAATCAAATAGCTGCTGGCGGTGCGGATCTTACATTGGCAAAGCTAATCCAAGCTAAAAAGATTTTGGATTTAAACTCTGTCGATCCAAGTATTCCACGCCACATTGCAGTAGGACCAGATCAGATTGAGGCGTTGTTAAACAACACCACAGTCACAAGCTCTGACTTCAATACAGTCAAAGCGCTGGTACAAGGCGAAATTAATTCATTCATGGGCTTTCAGTTCCATGTAACTACACGCCTTGCAAAGTCTGGTAATGACCGCACATGTTTTGCTTGGGCTCAAGATGGCCTCAAGTTAGCAGTCGGCAAAGACGTCATGTCACGTATCGATGAAAGAGCTGACAAGTCTTACTCCACTCAGGTGTACTATTGTGCCACATTTGGTGCCACCAGGATGGAAGAAGATAAGGTCGTTTCCATCGTATGTGATGAATCATAATAAGGAGATAAAGCATGGCTACTGTTTATTCTGATGTTCGCACGTCACTTACCCAAAACGATCCAACCGACATGGTCAAAGCTAATCAGCTTGGCGGTGAAATGCGCGTAGCTCGCGCAGAGTATGAAGCATCTTCATTAGCATCTGGTGATGTTATTGAAATGTTTGCTCTGCCAAATGGCGCTCGTATTTTGTCAGGCACATTGGCTCATGATGCGTTGGGTGGTTCAACCACACTGTCTGTGGGCTTTGCCGCTCATACTGACAAAGACGGTACAGCTGTTTCAGCATCTGCCGCTGCTTACAAAGCAGCAGCAGCTTCAACTTCGGCACAGATTGTGGACATTGCGGCCACACTCGCGTTGCTTAACGGAGAAGAAGTGAATGCAAATGAAGACGGCAAAACCGTAACAGTTACAATGGGCGGTGCCGCTGGCACGGGTACTATTGCTGTTACAATGTACTGGGTACAATCATAACAGATCGGGGCGGCATGACCGCCCCGTTTTTCATTAGGGAAAGATATGGCCAGTAAAGTTACCATAGCAAATGCTGCACTGCATCAAATAGGCGCTACACAAATCACAGCGTTTACTGAAGATAGTAAACCAGCCAGGATCATCAATGATCGTTACGATGTTGTAAGAGATAGTGTGTTTCGAGCGCACCCTTGGAACTGTTTGACGGTTCGTGTTAAAATATCAGCTGATGTGGCTACGCCAGCATTTGGATATGCCAAACAGTTTACTTTACCTACAGATCCATTTTGTTTGCGTGTCATAGCGCTATCAAATCCTAATATTGTTTATCAAATAGAAGGCCGTAAGTTATTATCAGACGAAGACGAAATAGAGCTGAAATATATTGGCCGCATAACTGATGTCAGCACTTACGACACACTTCTAAGCGAAACCATAAGCGCAGCCCTGGCGCATGACATTGCGTACCCATTGGTGGGTAGCACAACACTCAGCACAGTGTTGTATGAAAAGTATTTACAAAAACTAAGTGAGGCGCGCTTTATCGATGCCACAGAAGACAATTTAATAAATGTTAACTCAATAAGTGAAAGCCACATCTTAGAGGCTAACACCTTTATTTCTTCACGGTTCTAATGGCTAAAGTCAGTCCAGCCTTTACAAGCTTTTCTGCTGGTGAGTTTTCGCCGAAGCTGGATGGCCGTGTTGATTTAGAAAAATATCTAAAGGCTGCTAAAAAGTTACAAAACTTTACAATTCAACCGCAAGGAGGTGCCACGCGCAGACCAGGATCTCAGTTTGTACGAGAGGTTAAAAACAGCGCACATAATGCCAGGCTCATACCTTTCGAATTCAATGTTGAACAATCTTACATTCTTGAGTTTGGCGATCAATATTTCAGGGTTCATAAAGACGGTGGTACGGTTGTATCGAGCGGTACACCAGTAGAATTTACAACGCCGTATTTGCACACAGAGTTAGCAGATCTAAGGTTTACGCAATCAAACGATGTCATGTACGTCACGCATCGTAACCACCCTGTAAAAAAAATAACACGTACCGCGCATACCGCTTGGACCATCACAACGGTAGATTTTATTCGAGGTCCGTTTTTAGACGTTAATACAACAACGACAACAATTACATCTAATGGCCGCACTGGAACAGTGACACTAACGGCTAGTGCCAACTTATTTGCTTCTACGGATGTTGGCCGATTGGTAAAGCTGCATCACGGTTATGCAAAAATATCGTCGTTTACGAGCGCCACAGAAGTTGATGCCACAGTGTTAGAAAATGAAAATGGCGACACTGAACTTACGCCATCATACACTGCGAGCACCATATCATTCCACGAAGGTGATCCTAGCTCAACGGGCAGCGAACATAATGATCGATTACAGGACACGGCTGGTGAGTTTGTAAATCAGGGCTTTGAAGCTGGTATGCAAATCAGCATAACTGGCTCGACTAGTAACAACATAAGTAATGTGCTCATTGCACAAGTAACGGCCACAACTATGCTTCTAGAGCCAGGTGCGGATCTGGCAACAGAAGGAGCGTCTGCTGGTCACACTGTGACGGGTGATTTAGTTGCTGATCAGGAATTTAGATTGGGAGCTTTTTCAGAAACAACAGGTCATCCTGGCGTTGTCGCATTACACGAACAAAGATTAATTTTTGCAAACACAACTGAACAGCCCAGGACTTTATTTTTCTCCAAGTCAGGTGATTTTGAAAACTACACCATAGGCACAGCGGATGCAGATGCGCTTACCTTTACCCTAGCCAGTGATAGCGCCAACGAGGTGAGATATCTCCAGCCAGGTAGACATTTGCAAGTCGGTACGTCAGGTGGCGAGTTTACCGTTACAAGCTCAACAGAGGGACCGCTTACGCCCACCACAACACAAATATTAAAACAAGGCACTTACGGATCTGCAAGCGTCCAGCCAGTATCGGTTGGCAATGCCACACTGTTTACGCAAAGAGCCAAACGTAAAGTACGTGAGTTTGTTTTTGATCTCAGCTCTGATAGTTATCAAGCACCAGATCTAACGCTGTTGGCCGAGCATATTACGGAAGGTGGCATCAAAGAGGTTGCCTATCAACAAGAGCCAGACAACGTTCTATGGTTTGCCCTGGACAATGGTAAAATGGCTGCGCTGACTTATAGACGTGAGGAAGGTGTGGTGGCCTGGCATAATCATGTGTTGGGTGGTTACTCTGATAATTGCACTGTGACGGTTACGGATTTTGCTAATATAGCAGTCGGCACCACTTTGATATTTACAAAGTCAGACGGCACAACGGTAACATTTACATCTGAGGCTGTTGGTTCATCTGCGGCGGCGTCAGCGACAGGATTTAGACCAAACACCGATAACAACACAACGGCTGATAATATTTTCACAGCTATAAATACACATGCTGATTTTACCGTGGCTAATCCAGCTGCAAACGTTGTGACAATAGAAGAAACCAGCCCGTCAGCTGGTGGGGTTCTAAGCGTTGTAAGCTCTGATACAACACGACTAGCCACAACAGATCAGGCCGTGGCCGCCGTAGAAAGTGTAGCATGTGTGCCTGGGGATCTGGACGAAGATGATTTCTATATGGTGGTTAAGAGAACCATCAACAGTAGTACAAAAAGATATGTTGAATTTTTAGCCAATTTAGATTTTGGCGATAATGTTAGGGATGCAAAATTCTTAGATAGTGGGCTTACCTATAATGGGTCACCAGCTAACTCTATATCAGGACTAAGTCACCTCGAAGGGCAGACCGTTGGTATATTAGCTGATGGCGCATTTCATGATAATAAAGTTGTATCGTCTGGAGCTGTGTCGCTCGATTTGTTGGCCTCGAAAGTGCATATAGGATTACCTTATCTCAGCACATTACAAACCATGCGTATAGACGCTGGATCTCGCCAGGGGACAGCGCAAGGTAAAATAAAACGTATACACGAAGTCACAGTGCGGTTTTTCAGAACCGTAGGTGCCAAGGTTGGCACGTCAGAAAGCGAATTAGATCCGATCTTTTTTAGATCCGCATCGGACCCAATGACATCAGCTATCGAGTTATTTGATGGTGACAAAGAGGTAGAGTTTCGTGGTGGTTACGATCAAGACGCACACATCGTCATACAACAGGATCAGCCGCTGCCAATGACAGTGATAGGCTTGTTCCCACGTTTAATAACGTTTGATGAATGAAGGTTATTGATTACAAGAAAGAACATTTTGATGACTTGCTCGATGGCGATTTATCAAATGGCACACAGAAATACTTGTACGCAAAGCAGTACGCAGGGGATCTAGAACACCCTGGGTGGAGCTATACGGTCATAGACAACGGTCATTTGGTGGCTTGCGTTGGTATATCAGAAATGTGGCAAGGTATGGGCGAGGCTTGGTTCGTTGGATCAAGTCGGCTCAATAAAAAATCTAGATCATTTTTGCGATTAGCAAAATCAGGGATCTACGAAAGGGTAGCAAACGAACACGGCTTGAGAAGAGTGCAAGCTGCGTGTTTAGCAAGTTGGCCAACAGCATTGCGTTTCGCAAAATTTATGGGCTTTCAAGAAGAAGGACTTATGAAAGCTTACGGTCAAAATGGTGAGGATTATATTAGAGTGGCGTGGCTAAATGGATCCAATTAAATTAATGGCAATGGCCAGCGCTGCTGGCAATGCAGTCCAAGCGGTTGGTGCAATACAAGAGGGCAAAGCAAAACAAGAGGCCCATGAGTATAATGCTGCTATCAATGATCGTAATGCTGAAGCAGAACGCATAAATGCAGAACGTGTCGAGTTTATTGAAACAGCAAAAGTTGAGCGTTTCAAAAAGCAATATCAGGATTTTGCTGACGCCCAACGCATGGCGTTTGCATATAATAATATCGTATCAGATAGCGGCACAGCAGCTGATGTACAGCGCGCATCGGCTCTAGAGGCTGATAGAGAAATAGCCAGCAATCTTTACAATATTAAGCTGGGTAAGCAAGCACAAGAAGAGCAAGCACTTAATCAAGAGCTGCAAGGTAATTTACAGCGTATGTACGGCGTACAGGCAAGACAAGCTGGCATGATACGGGCTGGGCAATCTTTGATGTCTGGTGCAATGAACTATGGCAAAATAATGGCGTTCGCATAATGAAAGTTCCTGAGTACAGATCACAGACGCCATTAAGCACAAATAGGGGCGCACAGATGCTTTCGGTGCAAGCTAACCCTAGTGCGTTAGCTCAAAGCGCAGTGGCGGCGCAAAATTTTGGTGCAGAACTAAGTCGCCAATCGTTATCCATTATGGAACAGCTGGTTGGCGAAAAGCGTAAAACAGAGCTGAATAATGCTGAGGTTATGTTGGGCGAACAGCTGGCGTCATTGCAGCTTGACGTTGAACAAGAAAATCCATCAACGGTCATGGGTGATGGGCCCAGAAGTTTTAAATCCAGGGCAAATCAGCTTGCTAGCAAAATAGCACTCGATTTAGATGATAGTGTTGTAAGAAAACGTTTTAAGAACAACAGTAATTTGACGGTTGCAAATAACTCTATTCGGGTCAATGCAAACGCACAAAAACGTATTTATGATGCAGCCTACGCTAGCGAAATAGAATTAGCAGAAACTTACAAAAGAACAATCGCACTAGGACCAGGAGCCAGCAGCGCTACCGAAGTAAACGAGGCAAAACTAAAGCTATACGGCGTGAACGCACAAGGCATTAAAGTTCAGCAGTCATTATACGAAAATATGGCTAGTCGTAACTTAATTAGTCAATCGGATGCTGTAAAATTAGAAATAGGCTCACGGGAAGATATTCAAACGCAAGAGGTGCGTGGAAAAATCTTAACTGCGAAAGCAGCAAACAATGAGCAAGTATTAGAAAACCTAGTTCAAGCATTAATGGAAGGTAAGT